TCACCGGCAACGGATCAACGGCGAGGTTCTACGTCGATGGAAAAATGTCTGAGGCATCGACCACGACCGCGGCCACGTCGCTCGACGGACTCGTGCTCAACGGGCTTTTCTCGACAGGTGGGTACGGATTTAACAACACGTCCACGATTCTGCTGGCCGGAGCGGAGCTGCGTGCCTGGAATGCGGACGAGGCGCTCGAATTCACGGACAATCCGTGGTCGATTGCGGACCCGCAAACCCGCTCGATTTTCATTCCGGCGGCGAGCGGGGGTGCTTACACCCTAACCGCAGCACAGGGTACTTTCACAGAAACAGGAAACAACGCAGGGCTTACCGCACAGCGCAACATATCGGCTTCGCAAGGAAGCTTTGCAGAATCCGGTCAATCGACGGGGTTAAACGCGCAGAGAAAAATTGCTGCTTCGCAAGGCAGCTTCGCGGAGTCTGGCCAGGCGGCCGATCTGACCAAAACAGGCTCCTATAGCCTGACTGCATCGCAAGGCAGCTTTGCGGAGTCGGGGCAGGTTGCGGGTCTGACAGCGCAGCGCAAGATTGGAGCCGAACCCGGGTCTATAAGCCTGATCGGGCAAGCCGCCACATTGACGAAAACCACGGCGGGCCAATACGTTCTGACCGCCGCTGGTGGAGCTTTCGCTGAAACCGGCAGTGCCGCCGGCCTCGCCGCACAGCGCAACCTGGCTGTGTCCTATGCCAGTTTCGCGCTATCCGGGCAAACAGCGGGGCTGCTCAAAGGGCGCAGCCTTCAAGCCGCGTATGGAAGTTTCTCGGAAACCGGGCAGTCGACAAACCTGACAGCTCAGCGCCTGTTGGCTTCGTCGGCAGGATCGATAGCGCTCGCTGGCGGAGTGGTGACCTTCCGCCACATCATTCCTGGCGAGGTCGTTCCGATTGCCTCCGAGTTCGCCGCCCGCCAGGCCGAGTCACGCTGGGGACTACGGCCGACCGAGTCACGCTGGGGACTACGGCCGACCGAGTCATGCTGGGCAAACCACCCGAATTAAGGAGCACCCATGATCCTCAAGACCTTCACCAAGCAGCCTGCCGACGTCAAGGATTACGACGTGCGCTACGCCGACTGGCTCGGCGAGATGGCCGACACGCTGGTCTCAGTGGCTATTCCCGTCGTCACCTGCCTGACCGACTCGGCGGACACCGCCCTGGTCGTCGACTCGACCTCCGTTACATCCGACACGCTCAAGCTGTGGATGTCCGGAGGCACAGCCGGAGCCACCTACAAGGTGAGTTTCGTGGTGACCACGGCCGGCGGGCGCGAGGACCAGTCCGAGCTCAAGTTCAACGTCCGGGATTACTGAGATGCCTTGCTCCTGGCATAGGACTCTGATACACTCTGACGCTATCCTACGAGACGTCCGGAGGCCCGCATGAACAGCTCGGAACTCAACGAAGCCTTCCGCTCCGGACTGGGCCCCGATCTGTCGCGCAAGTTCTCCGACGACGACGTGTGGCGCTTCGCCAACGAGGCCTACCGCGACTTCGTCCGCTTCACCGACGGCATCCCCGACTTCACCTCCGACGCCACCTCGGTCGACCTGATCCCGGGCGAATCCGTCGCCGACCTCTCCCCGCTGATCCTGCGCATCTCCCGCATGACGCGCCGCAGCGACCAGGGCGACGTCAAGATCATCAACCACACCGACGTCGACAAGATGTTCGATGACGACTACGGTCGCCCCAAGACCCTCTTTTTCGATGACACGCAGGGCGAAGTCAAGTACGCCGTGCTCGGCATGGAGAAGAACAAGGTTCGCTGGGTCTACATCCCCGAGGCCTACGACGTCGTCGATATGGTGATTCACCGGCTGCCGGCCACGAAGATCACCAAGGATGGCCAGAGCCTCGACGAGGTCGAGGAGCAGCACCACTACGCGCTGCTCGACCGGATGAACCAGCTCGCCGCCAGCACGCCGATGATCGGCAACGCCGCTGGCGCGGCGGCCTACGGGCGCTCGTTTTACGAATACTGCGAGCGCGTCAGGTCCGAGATGAACCGCTACAAGCACAAGACGCGCGTCGTCTCGTATGGAGGGCTCTGACGTGCTCTGGTCCAGTTTCTACCCCCTGATCCTGCCCGAAGTCGGCGGCTGCCCGGAGCCCGTCGTCGACGCCCAGCTGCTGCGCGCCGCCGTGGACTTCTGCGACACGACGCAGCTCTGGGTGACGAGCCTGACGGCGATCAACGCCGTCTCCGGCACCGGCGAGTACGCGCTGACTTCCCCGGTCTCCGAGACGGTCGTCTGCGGCATCTCCGAACTCTGGTATCTGAACGAGCGGATGAAGTTCATCCCGGTCTCGCAGATGCGCCGCTACTCGACGCACTGGCCGAGCGACCAGGGGCAGGTGATCGGCTACACGCAGCTCGCCGAGAACGCCGTCACGCTCTACAGGAAGCCCGCCGTCAGCACAGCCTCGGCGATCAAGATCAATGCCGTGATCCGTCCCTCGCACACCGCGACCGGCCTCGCCGACTGGATCGGCCAGAAGCACTTCGACACGCTGGTCGCCGGCGCCAAGGCGCGGCTGATGGCCATGATCGGCGCGCCATGGGCGAACCCGCAGGGCTCGGCGCTCTATGCCGGCATCTACAACGTCGCCGTGCAGTCAGTGGTGGCCGAACGTGCAGGCGGACGCTCGCGCGACCGGCTTTCCAGTCCCACCGGTGGAGGTGAACAATGACCGTCGCAGTTTCCACCGTGCTGACCAACGTCAAGACCGCGCTCAACGACGCGAACCTCGTGCACTGGACCGAGGCCGAGCTGCTGGCCTGGGGCAGCGAGGCGCAGACCGAGCTCGCCAAGATCACGCCCGATGCGGCGGTGAAGTCGACGACCGTGCAGCTCGTCGCCGGCGCCAAGCAGACGAAGCCGACCGGGGCGCTGACGATCCTCGACGTGCGCGTCGGCGGCGTGCCGGCCACGCCCTGCGACCGCGCCGCGCTCGACCGCTTCTCGTCGGGCTGGGTCTCGAGCCCGACCGGCACGACCGTCAAGCACTGGATGGACGACCCGGACCCGACGATCTTCTACGTCTACCCGGCCCAGAGCGCTTCTCCGGCCTCGGCCGTCGTCACCCACACCTACGTGCCCGACGCGCTGACCGCGCAGGGGAACCTCGGCGTGCGCGACATCTACGCGGCGAAGGTCGAGGACTACATCCTCTATCGCGCCTTCGCCAAGGACACCGAGGCCGCCAGCGCAGAGCGCGCCGTGGCCTTCCGGCAGGCGTTCTACGGATGACGCTGCTCGTTCTCTCCGGCATGGGCGGCATCGCCCCGCGCGTGACGCCTGAGCTGCTGCCCGACGGCAAGGCGCAGACGGCCAGCAACGTGCGCCTGCACAAGGGTGGCGTGGCCGCGCTGCGCGCCCCTTCCACCGTGGCGACGCCGACCAAGAGCGGCACGGCGGTGACGATCCACCGCTTCGGCAAGAACCAGCCGGAGGGCCAGTACTGGTTCAAGTGGACGACCGCCGTCAACGTGGCGCGCGGCCCGATCGCCGGCGACACCGAGGAGAAGACCTACTACACCGGCGACGGCGTGCCGAAAGAGACCTCCTCCACCATGGCGCTGACCGGCGGCACGGACTATCCGGTCGGCTACCACAACCTGAAGCTGCCGGCGCCGACCGCCGCGCCGACGCTGACGCAGGTCTCCGGCGCCGGCCCGGCGCTCGAGGAGCAGCGCGCCTACGTCTACACGAACATCGAGTCGTTCAGCGGCCAGGTCAAGGAGTCCGGGCCCTCTCCGGCCGCGATCGGGACCGCCGACGCGAGCCATCTGCTCAGAGTCAGCGGCTTCAGCGCGATCCCGAGCGAGGGCCCGCACGACATCATCGGACGCCGCATTTACCGCTCGGTGACGAGCTCAAGCGGGACGGACTACTATCTGGTCAAGACGGTGCTGCTGACCGACACGCCCAACGACAGCGTCACCGACGACACGGCCGATACCGGCGTCGGCGAGGCGCTGCCTTCGCTCTACTGGGACACGCCGCCCGACGATCTCGCCGGCCTCGTTACGCTGCCCTCCGGCGCGATGTGTGGGTTCTCGGGCAAGGAAGTCTGCTTCTCCGAGATCGGCATGCCACACGCCTGGCCCGACAAGTACCGGCTGACGGCGGACTACAACATCGTCGCCGTCGTGCCGATGGGGCAGGGCGTCATCGTGCTGACCGACGGCTACCCGTACTTCATCAACTCGGGCGACCCGTCCTCGGCGCAGATGATCAAGCTCGACGAGGAGCAGGCCTGCGTCTCGGCGCGCTCGGCGGTCGCCTTCGGCGGCGGCGTCATCTACGCCTCCCCGGACGGGCTCGTGATGATCACGAGCAGCGGCGCCAAGATCCTGACCGACGCACTCTACGACCGCGAAGCCTGGCAGTCGCTGACGCCCTCGGGCATCTTCGCCGCCAAGCACGACGGGCGCTATTACGGCTTCCTGTCTTCCGGCGGCTTCATCCTCGACTCGGACGGCAACTTCACGACGCACGACGTGACGGCGACGGCCTGCTACGTCGACCCGGTGCTCGACCAGCTCTACATCGCCGTCGGCACCGCCATCCAGAAGTGGGACGCCGGCGCGGCCAAGATGCACACCTGGAAGTCGAAGAAATACCGTCTGCCGGCGCCGACGAGCTTCGGCGCGGCGCAGGTGATCGCCACGAGCTACAGCAGCCTGACGTTCAAGATTTACGTCGACGGGACGCTCAAGCACACGCAGACGGTGACAAGCTCGGCGCCGTTCCGGCTGCCGGCCGGCTACCGCTCCTCGTTGTTCGAGTTCGAGCTCTCCGGCACCGACCAGTGGACGAGCTGCAACGTCGCCAGCACGATGGAGGAGCTGAAGGGTGTCTGACCCCGTCCGCGCCCTCGAAGTCGCCACCGGCAAGTCCGTCTCCTCCGGGAGCGGAGAGCTGCCGCAAATTCCAGCCGTGCCGGCGACCGGCGACCAGGGCGTCAACAACTTCCTCTCCTCGGTCAAGAACTGGCTCGAGAAGGCTTCCGGATCGACGCTCGGCAGCTTCGCGACGAAGCGCGACCTCGTCAACGCCGGGGTCGCGGACATCGCCACCGGCCAGGACGTCCATGTCGGCTCGACGCTGAGCCTGCTGGTGCCTCCGGTGCCGACCGGTTTCCTGGCAACAGGGGCGTTCGAGTTCATCATCCTCGAGTGGGACAATCCGATCATGGCGTACCGGAACCACTCGCACGCCGAGATCTGGGGCGCAGATAACAGCAGCAGCCTGAGCAATGCCGTGCTCGTCACGAAGGCGTCGGGCACGCACTTCTCTCACCACGTGGGCACGAACGCGAGCTGGTATTACTGGATCAAGTTCGTCTCGACCTCCGGCACACCCGGCCCGTTCAACTCGGTCAACGGCACGCACGGCGTCACCGCCACCGATACCAGTTACTTGCTCGGCAAGCTCAACGGGGCGCTGACCGAGAGCGAGCTGCACACGGACCTCAACACGCGCCTCGACCTGATCGACACGACGACGTTCAACGAAGCGACGGCGAACGGCGGCCTGCTGCTCAAGGTCAAGAACAGCGGCACGGACATCACAAACCTGCAAGTGCAGGTGGCCGCCCTGACCAACCCGGCGTTCGACGCGCAACATGCGGGCGGTTACGAGGTGAACGAGATCGTCTCGTACAGCGGCAAACTGTGGAAGTGCATCCAGGCCACTCAGGATCCTCCGGATATTCCAGCGCCGGCCGAGAACGCGTACTGGACGAAGATCAGCGATTACTCCGACTGGACGGCAGCGGTGTCTGCGGAGCAGACGACGCGGGCCACGCAGGACGAGGCGATCGCCAAGGCCGTGAACGGGGTCTCTTCGACGCTCAACGGTTCGACGACGGCGATCGCCACCCAGGCGACTTCGATCAACGGCATCCAGGGCAAGTACAGCGTCAAGATCGACGCGAACGGCTACGTCTCCGGCTTCGGGCTCATCTCGACGGCGAACAACGCGACGCCGACCAGCGAGTTCGTGATCGTCGCCGACAAGTTCAGCATCGCTCCGGTGGCGACGAACCCGGCATCGAGCGACGGCTCGCCGTTCTACTACCTGACGAGCCCGACGACGATCGACGGCGTCATGGTGCCTTCCGGCGCCTACATGAAGAACGCCTACATCGCGGCGCTCAACGCGAACAAGATCGTCGCCGGCAACATCGCCGCCGACCGCATGACGACGAACGTCATGAGCGCCGTGAACGCCTCGATCGACAACATCAGCGCGACCAAGATGACGACGAACGTCATCAGCGCGATCAACGCCTCGATCGAGTATGTCAACGCGAACCGGATCGACACGCGCGGGCTGAGCATCAAGGACGCGACAGGCAACGTTATCCTGGGCTCCGGCACGGCGCTCGACGCCGCATTGGCTCCGATCATCCAGGCGAACACGCTGTCGAACGCGGCGTTTTTAGGCACCGGCGCACTGCCCGACCACTGGGCTATGTACAACAATGGCAACATCACGGCCTATACGTGGGTCGGGCCGCGTGAGGGGTTGTTCGGAGCCAACTGCGTCTACCTGCAACCGACGCAGACCCTGACGAACACGTTCGGCGTTCATACGTCCGTCAGTCGCGGAGGGGGTGTACGGGACAACGGCTATTCTGGCGGCTGGTACGTCGGCTGGGGGCACTTCATCTCGTTCTACGCCCGCGCCGTACCGGGATACCCCGGTTTCGCCGGCAAGCAGATGACCGCCTGCTACAGTAATCAAGGCTGGTCCGCGTTCACCGACGTCTCCAACCCACTGCTGACGACCGACTGGCAGCGCTACGTGTTCCGTGCCGTTCCGGCGGACAACAACGCCTCCGCCGCAGACGGTCAACTGTACATCTCGTGGCTGATGAGCGGCTCAGTGCCGGCCAACGCATTACTGCAAATTTGCTGCCCGAAGGTCGAGCTCGATTCGATCGGCAAGTGCACGGCGTGGAACACGAGCAACTACGACGTGATCGGGCGCGGCAACCCGGTGACGGCCGGCAACATCTCCACCTACATCGCCAGCGCGGCGATCGGCAACGCCCAGATCGACCGGGCGACGGCCAACAAGCTCTCCGTCGGCACGCTCGACATCCAGGGGCAGGCGGTGACTGTGCCGGTTTCAAGTACCGGTGCGAGTGGCACAGCTTCCACTCCTTCTTCGTATTTCGCATCGCAGCCGGTAGTCATTATTGCAACCGCAAGGGGTTCGGCGTGGGGCATTAGTGGTGCTTACTCGGAGCTGAGTGCCCGCATCAAGCGAGATGACGGACTCGTTTTGGCCACTGAGTATATCTGCGGTACCGACGGTCCCGACGAATACTATACGTCCGTTAGTGGCTCCGCAACGCTCCTTGCACGAGACAGTAACCCTGGAGAAAGCAACCGCTCTTACACCGTCGAGGAGTACACCTCGGCCGGATCGAACACTGCCAAGGGCGGCTGCGTCATTCTTGCACTGGGGTGTAAACGATGAATTACCTGATCCATGATGCCGACGGGCAGATCACGAGTTACGGCGGATGCCCGGACGATACGCCGGAGAGCGCCTTCGCGCACATCGACGGCACGGTGCTGCTCAACACGCCGCCAGGCGTCGGCTTCTCGACGCACTACGTCGACGGTGGCGAGGTGAAGCCCTATCCGGAGAAACCTTCTCCGCGCCACGTCTTCGATTACGCGGCGAAAGCCTGGGCGCTGCCGGGCAGCGCGCTCGCCGACGCGAAGAAAGACAAGTGCGACGAGCTGCGCAAGGCGTGCCGTGCCGCGATCATCGCGGGCTTCGTCTCTGACGCTCTCGGAAGCGCTCATACCTACCCGTCCGAAGAGACGGACCAGGCGAACCTCTCGTCCTCGGTGCTCGCCAGCATGCTGCCAGGGAACCCGAACGACTGGGTGACGCCTTTCCTGTGCGCCGACGCGGCCGGCAACTGGGACTACCGGAACCACACCGCAGCGCAGATGCGCAAGGTGGGCGTGGACGGGAAAGCGGCGATCCTCGCCAAACTCACCGCGAAGGCGGCGCTGTTCCGGACGGTCATGCAGGCGTCCTCGATCGAGGCCGTCGAGGCGGTAAGCTGGGCATGAGGCTCGAGCAGATCCAGCCGCAGTACGTCGTCCAGATCTGGCCGGACGTCGAGCCGCTGCTCGAGCCGGCGATGGCGCATTCCGCCGGCGAGTACTCGCTCGACCAACTGAAAGCCATGCTCGTCGCTGGCCGGCAGGCGCTGCTCGTCTTCTGGGACGACCAGGGCATCCACGGCGCGCTGAGCGTGGCGCCGGAGCTGTACCCGAACGCCTCGATCGCCTGCGTGACGGCCTGCGGCGGCCGGGCGATCGCCAACAAGGAAAACTTCGACCAGCTCGCCGCGTGGTGCCGCGAGCACGGTCACACCCGCCTGCGCGGGTTCACATTCACCCCTGCAACCCGCCTCTGGCAACGACTCGGCATGAAGGAAATCTACCGGGTCATGGAGACTGCACTATGAGCTACATCGTCCGTACCAAGTTCGACGGTCATTCTATCGACGGCACGCGCCGGCTGCGCAAGGGCGGTGGCGGCGGCGACCAGGCGTACTACGCCAACATGGACAAGCTGTACGGCGAACAGGCGCGGGCGGCTGGTTTCATGCTCAATCAGAGCATGCCCTACCTGCCGACCTACATGTCGAACTCGAGCCAGATGGTCAAAGAGGCCATGAACGGCACGCTGGCCAGCCAGATGCGCACGCAGGCGGCGAACGACATGAGTGGTTCGATCCAGACCGGCATCGACGCGGCGAACCGCAACGCCCAGCGCTACGGCATCGGCATGAGCCAGAGCCGGCTGCTCGACGAGAGCAACCGCAACGCCGTGCTCGGCGCGGCACAGAAGGCGGGGGCGATGAACAACGCCACGGCGGCGGCCGAGGACATGAAGTGGAACCGCAACGCCGGCGCCCTCGGCCAGGCCACCGGCATGGGCACGGGCGCCATGGACTCGATGGGCTCGGCGGCCCGGGGCTACGGCTCGGCGGCGGCGACCGTCGGTCAGAACTCGGCGATGAACGCCGCCGGCTATGGCCAGTTCGGGGCGACGATGGCCAAGGGTCTGTTCGCCGCCGACGGCGGCTACATCCGGGCGCCGAAGCTGGCAGAGGGCGGCGACGCCTGGGCCGCGTACAAGGACGCGAACCCGGTCAGAGTCAGAAAGTTCAAGGGCGGTTCCGGCAGCCCGGCAGTGATGATCGCCGCCGGCGTGGCGCCGCTCGCCGTCGGCAAGGGCCTGCGCGCGGCGTGGGACTCGGACACCGCGAAGGCGCTGCGCAACGGTTTCGGCAAGGACGACGTCATCGACTCCGGCACGGAGAGCTCGCTGCTCGGTCGCGGCTTGGACGGAGACACGATGGGCCGGCCGCTGGGAGGCGCCGAGCGCGTGCAGGACGCCGCCACCGAGAGTTTCCAGAACGGCGCCGTCGGTGGCGGGGCCTACCTCCCGCCGGACGTGGACACGCCGACTCCCGATCTGGTGGTGTCGGACGCGGGTGACGCCGTGCAGGCGATTCCGGTCGAGGACGCCACGCAGCAGGTTCTTGAGAGCTCCCTGTTCGCCCGTGGCGGCGCCGTGAAGAAGCCCGGGCTGCGCCTCGCCATGGGTGGCATGGCCAGGAGCATGCGGCTGCCCTCGATCTCCAGCATGGACGCGTCGAGCTCGATGCGCCTGTCGCCGATGCCGGCCCAGGTCAAGATGCCGAAAATCGCGGCAGCCGCGCCTGTGCAACAGACGCAGCAAGGTGGGCCGAGCGCCAGCGACGCGATGCGCGGCGCCGAGATGGGCAACAAGATGGCAGATGCCTCGGCAGAGGCCTCCAAGAACGCCGTGGCCGACGCGACCGACTCGCTCGGCACGGCGACCGACGGTTTCGACGCGGCGAGCAGCGGGGCTGATGCCGCAGGCGCTGGGGCTGATGCGGCAGGTGGCGCGGCCAGCGCGGTGCCAATGGGCTCGGTGATCAAGGGCGTGGCGGACATCGCCAACGGGCGCGACGCCGGTACGGCGGTGGCCGACGCGACCGGAGCCGCTGGTGGCGCGAAGCTCGGGGCCATGGCTGGCAGCGCCTTCGGCCCGGTCGGCACGGTCGTCGGCGGGGCGCTCGGCGGCCTGCTTGGCGGCTCGATCTTCGCCGACGGGGGTGAAGTCAAGAAACCCGGCTTGCGCATGGCGAGCGGTGGCGACCCGTACGCCTATGCCGGCAGGCCGAACCAGAACCCGCTCGGCAAGGACTTCATGATGGGGCCCGGCGCCTTCACCATGAACCTCATGGGCAAGGACACTGCCGAGATGAATTCGAAGCAGAAGGCAGCCTCGCTCGGCGGCGACCTGATTGGCAGCTTGATCTTCGCCAAAGGCGGCACCGTCGCGCGCGGCCTGCGTCAGGACATGGAGCCTGGCGGCGAGGTCGACGGGCCCGGCACCGAGACCTCGGACGACATCCCGG